AACTCGCAATATATTTCTTTATAATCCATCAGTCTTTCTTTCTCTTGCGGGTAAATTTCTACAGCGACATCAAGAAGTCCCTCTTCATTAAGATCGCCCCATGCTTGAGCGGCTTTTAATTGCTCTTTGCGCACTTCAACGAATTTATATCCCGCACATACTAAGTTTTTTGCATGATCTGCATGAGTTAGGAACTTGTCCATAAGGTTCTCTGCGCGTTCTGATCGGAGTACTGAGAGTGTCATTTTTTTTGCCATGGGTTATTCTCATTTTTTTGAAGACGTATCTTTTTTTGTTCTTACATTAGATACAATTATAACATGATATGATCAAATGTCAACAATATTGACATTTAAACCTATATATGAGATACTATAAACAATTAAAGAATATAGTTATAAAAACACAAAGAGGGCATTTATTATGAAAGCAGCAAAAACAGACATTGGCAGCAGGTTGTGGGAATACATGAAAAAGAATCCATTAAGCTCGGTAGAGATGGCAAAAAATATTGGCATTGCATACACAACGCTTATTAATATTGCACGTAAGGATACAGAGCCACGCATGGAAGTTCGATGCAAGATAGAAAAGTTTCTACAAGAACAAATAGATAAAAAGGGTTAATGTTAAACTAATTAAACAAAATTGATTAGAATAATTTATTGATTCATAATAAAAAGTTTATTATCTTGTTGAAGCTATTGGGGTGTTCCCAAGTAGTAAACATACATTTGTACCTACCATGTGTGTCATTATTTTTGAAAATAAAAAACGACCGAAAATTAATTCGATCGTCTTAAATTTATAGTTGCTCGCTACCCACGACGGAAAAGCAACATACACACGCAAAAACAAAGGAAAATCCATGAAAAACCAAACCAAACGAATCGAAAGGAACAACTCGAAGGGAGAAGATCACAACCAAAGGAGTCAACCAAAGGGAGATCACAACGAACGAGATCACAATCAAAGGAGTCAACCAATGAGAGATTACAACGAACGAGATTTCACGGGGGATTTCAACTACCAAGGGAATCAAACCAAGGGAGATCACAAATACCAACAATCCCGATTGATTTTATTCAAATCATTAAGGACGGAGGGAGATTTCAAATACCAAGGGAATCAACCAATGGGAGAAGATCACAACCAAACCCGAAAAACGGAGGGAGATCACAAATACCAAGGGAATCAACCAATGGGAGAAGATCACAACCAAACCCGAACTCGAAGGACGGAAGGGAGATTTCAATGTTAATACATACAAATGATATCTCATCCAATCGAATTAGTCAACAGAATTATACATCATCTTTAAAAAGTGTTTTACCGTCTAAGAACTGGGATGAGATATTTCCAGTTAAGAATATTTTATCAAAAGTATTGAATGAAATGCTCTATCGAGTACGTTCGGGCAAGTCAATGAAGGTATCACACCATACCATTGCATCCAAATTAAAAGTCTCTCGTCTTTATGTTGGTTGTGTAATGCGTCAACTTGAAGAAGAAGGCGCGTTGATTGTAGGGCGTACATTCCGCCAACCAAATACATATCAGATACACCCAGATTTCTTTAACCCATTAACACGCACAGCACTCAAAAGAAGAATCCCTGAACTTGATGATGCGCGCATCTCCAGAAGAAAAGCGGAAGAAGACTTCATATGTGCCCACAATCAAGCAGTTTCATATAGTAAAAAAAGTTCTATCCAAGAAGCATATAATAATACAAGTAGCCACGCAGTATTTGAAATATTTTCAACTTTACCCATCACTCTCTCTAAGGAATATATTATATACAATATACCGCACACAGAATGCGACGACGGCGCACTGTTGTATGACAACCAAGCGGAGCCAAACTGGCTGGTTGAAGCGGAACAAGCAATTGGTTACGACAGCGACAGTGTTGTTTTTAAAAAAGACAACGGAAAGAACCAGAAACAACAAGACTCGGTTACGAAAGCTCTGTTGTTTTTAAATAGCAGGGAGTTAACCGATCCAAAAGAAGCAGCCGACTTGGATTGGTTGTTAGTGTCTGAACAAATAGCTCTTAATAATCCCATAGCTCTTAATAATCCCACTTCGTTAGTTGTTGATCTGCCAATTGGTAGTGCAGCGCTTGTTTTTAAAAAAAATAACCAGGAACAGGGATGTGTTGATGAACTGTTTTATGGTTCCCCATCTTTCCCCCATAATTTTATAAAAAAGAACAAAGAATTAACCGATCCAAAGGAAGCAGCCAACGAAGTCGATCTAAAAAAAGGAGCAGACATGGAAGAAAATCTTTACGAGCAAATTATCCCCGTTGCACAGCAGCTGAAAGCCATCCGGCCCACCAAGTGGGGTCAAATTAAGTTATCTGCTTTTAGCGATGAAGCAATTTTATATGCTGACAGCCGAATGGTGAGAACAGATACCGTTGTGTCTGATAAGTTCAGCTATTTTATGAGTATATGTAAAAAACACAGCGAACAAAACCATTTACCCATAAACTGGACGGGTATGATTGAGTGCGGTGTCAAACACAAGATGGGAAATATTCATCAGTGGGTTGATGACTTATTTGTTCCCGTTGTTGAAATTAAAAAACCGATCCAAAGGAAGCAGCCAACATACACAGCCAACGCAGGAAGCCCGCCATCTATTAGCTTTGTGGATGCAATTGCGTACAATCGTGCCTTGGTAGAAAAATACAATCCGACGGTAGCATTATCCATGCAACCATTACACGATGTTATTGCACGACGAGAGGTGTATGAACGTTGCACCGCAGCAGAACGCAGCGCAGCAGATATCGTTCGAATTCAGAATGAATCATACGGATATTACAATACGCCAAAAAACCATGAGCGCGGTAACACGTTTCGTGAATTGATTGGTATGAATGTATCAGGTGAGCTTGTGGGAGACGTGACGCCCCTTGAGGCGATAGAAAGGATCATTGGTATATCAACATTAACCCCCAAGCAAATCGTTCAGCAGAATGAGTATTTGGATGTGCCTCCAGATGACCCGTTTGGAGAGCACTACGGTTTTCAATGGTAAACAATAAATCACGCGAGCGTATGCGCGACGCATAATTTATCTGAAGAATATTAGAAAATATATATGCTTATCAAGCAAATACCGGATACCGGTTAATGTGATCTCTAACTTGAAAAGGATTTTAGAGGATGAATGGCACGTCTCGCATAATACTCAAGAAAGAATTATCTGATACTATTATAAAAAATATCGACCGACCAGAAGGTGATAGGGAAGACTTTAAAGTCTACTATCTTATTGATGGTGACATCTACATACATACTCGATTTTATGTTGATGTTAAAACGATGTCATTAACCGTTATTCACGATCTTTCTGTTATTGAAACCAAGATGATTAAAGATCTTAAGGCAAAGGGCAAGATGTATGTTGATGAAAACGGTAAGCCTTATTTTGACGTGTATCATTTATGTCTTTGGTTTTTCTTTAATATTCCCTCTAAGGACTATGTAGATCTCTTTGGATTTATGAGAGTTATCATGGAAATAGAAAAAATGGATAAATATACGAACGTTGATGAATCAGAAGAAGCGAATATAAATTAGGAGCCTATATGCATAAGAAGTATGTAATTGAAGGTGATCTTACGCAATATATTAAACCATTTGATGATCGTCAACGCGTATGGGACGCTATAGCTGAATTTAGAAGCAAGGTGTGTATTGATTTATTAAACCAACACAACGGATCACTACTATTTACCGGTCCGATAGCTATAATTGGTAGTTTTTATTTTACATTCCCTAAGGGCATAGCCAAGCATAAGAGAGTATGTGATATACCTCACACACGAAGACCAACCATGTCATCACTTATTTATTTTGTTGAACATATGGCTTCTGGTATTTTGTTTGGAAACGGTATAAATATAGCCTCTATAGAATGCAACAAGATATACACCATAGGACGCGCGCGAGTGGAAATGGAAATTATGACCATGGATACGTAAAAAGACCCAAGGAAAGTAGTAACCTTGGGCCCCAAAAAAGGAGTAGGTTGAATGTCTTCAACAAAGAAGCATTATAGTAATTACGAGGAGAGAAAGCAATGGCTGGCCATAAGAATAAATTAAAAAACTATATACCTGAAATTACCCGCACGAGTGGCGGTCAATTCTTGGTTCGTGCTCCGACTGACCTGGACATACAAAATGATCTTGGCTTAGAATTAAAGCTATGGGCGACGAATGAAGATAATTTTGAGATAGAAGACTTTCCCATATCAAAATCAATTGCTCCTTCAAGATTTTTTGCAATGGCTGAGATGAATCCTTACTTTGAAGAGTGCTTAGATATATCAAGAGCTATAATAGCGAGCAGGCTTATCAAGTCATGGAGAACAGGCCTTCTTCCCAGGGATTTTGTTATAAGGATATTACCCTTGTATCACAAAGAGTTTAAGAACCTTGCGTTAGAGAATAGACGTGTAGTTGAAGAAGCACGAACCAGTTCCCATGCAGCAATATTTCATATCGGCATACCAGACATAACAACAAAAAAGGAAAAACTGTGAAAAAACTATTAAAAACTTGGAAAATACTATTACTGGTCGCTTTACTCGTAACGCCATCGCTCTATCCATTAGTTATAGGCGATACCGATTGGGATTGCGAACCGTGTAAGAACATGCTCTATGGTCTTGTTGCTATTGAATATCTTGTTAAACATTATAAGAGCTAGCGATGAAGCAAAACGTAATAACAGTTAACCTCGATAAGTTTAAAGCAAGGCCATACCAAGTACCTGTATTCGAGGCGCTTGAAAAGAAGAAATATAAAAGACTGGTTGCTGTTTGGCCAAGAAGGAGCGGCAAGGACCTCGTAGGCTATAACTTGATGCTACGTGCTGCATTGAGACGAATCGGTACGTACTACTACGTATTCCCCAGTTATAGCTCAGGACGAAAAATACTCTGGGATGCCATTACCAACACGGGTGATCGTATCTTAGATTACCTGCCATCAGAATTAATAGAATCTAAAAACGAAATGATGATGCGCATACGCTTAATGAACGGATCTGTTATACAAATTATCGGGTCTGACAATTTTGATAACTCGATTGTAGGAACGAATCCGGTCGGCATGGTCTTTTCGGAATATTCGCTGCAGGACGAGCGTGCTTATTCTATGTCAAAACCGATCCTTGCTGCAAATGGCGGATGGGCATTGTTCCTTTCAACTCCCCGGGGCAAAAACCATCTCTATTCTTTGTTTGAGATTGCTCAAGCCAATCCCACTATTTGGTATTCAAGCATTCTTACTGTTAAGGATACTAAGCATATTGATGAAGCGGAGATACAGGCTGATATAGATAGAGGCGAGATCTCGTATGACCTTGCCCAACAAGAATATTATTGCTCTTTTTCAATGGGAATATCAGGGGCAGTATATGGCGCTGCCTTAGATAGAATGAAAACTAATGAACAAATTGGAAACGTTCCGTGGCAATCTAACCATAAAGTTCATGTCTCTTATGATATCGGCAATGACGGTACTGCATTAATATTCTTCCAGTGCATAGGCCAAGTAGTTAATCTAATTGATGCCTATCAAAACTCGGGTGAACAGATAGAATTCTATGTGAATATAATTAATAGTAAGCCGTATACGTACGGTAAACATTTCTTCCCGCATGATTTCAGAGTTGTTGAATGGGGCGGCAAGAAGTTTACTCGTCTAGAAAAAGCCCGTCAACTAGGGATAAAGGGTGAAATAGTTGACTCTGTATCGATAGAAGATGGTATTGAATACGTTAAGTCGTCAATGTCAAAGATGTGGATAGATGCAAAAAAGTGTGAAGGCCTTGTAGTGGCATTAGAAAATTATAGGTATGAGTATGATCGCAAAAAAGGGCACTATAAGAATGCTCCATTGCATGACAAGCACTCGCATTTTGCAGACTCACTCAGGTATTTATGTTTATCATTACCTAAAACGGCAGATGGATTGACTCAAGAAGATATAGATAAGCAAAGGGCGCAAGCACTGTATGGTAATAACGAAAAGAAGAGTTCATTCTTTGCAGACAACCAGCCGTGGCATAATGAACCAAGCGTATTTGGTAGCGGTTTTACAAAGTAGTATTCAGGTATGAGTAGCACTCCCTCAATGTAACAGGGTCACCTATGAAATGTGCTACTCATACTACGATCTTACATTAAGTATACATCGGCCTCAGACTTAATCAATTCTATGAGCGATGCGATAAATGAATCGGGAGCTGTCTTATCACGATCCGATTTTAACCTATCAAGTTCTATTCCATGAAACTGAATTAATTCTTGGAGTTGTGCGACAACTATTGAATCAGCAGCTAACTTATCACACTCCGATTTTAATGTATCAAGTACTATGCCATGAAACTGAAGCAAATCTTGGAGTGGTGCGACAACCATTGAATCAGCAGCTGACTCATATATCTTAGTTATTAATTCTTCATTTTCACACGTAGGCTTAAGTTTTTTGGTAATAGTATTATCGATAAGATTCTTATCCATTACTTTCCTTCCTCTTCAACAGGATCTGATTTTTCAAGACTCTTTTTGATAGATGTCTCAAGGTTTTCCCAGATAGTATCAAGTACATTACCATAAAACTGAAGCAACGCTTGGAGTGATGCGACACCTATTGAATCAGGAGCCGACTCATATATCTTAGCTATTAATTCTTCATTTTCACACGTAGATTTAAATGCTTTGGTAATAGTATTATCAATAAGATTCTTATGTTTGTTGACCGTATAAAGCCATTTTTGTTTTTGTTCGGTAGTTATAGCCATTACTTTCCTTGCTCTTATAGTTATTATCATCGTTATATATATATAATACCATGGTTGTAAAAAGTGTTAAATTTAACAGCAGGCAACACGTAGATGCTTTGGTTTGTAAAAAGTGTTAAATTTAACAGTTATTCGTGTTAAATGTACGGCAAGACAGTTTTCTTCTGTTGATTACAAACAACACGTAGATGCTTTGGTTTGTAAAAAGTGTTAAATTTAACAGTTATTTGTGTTAAGTGTATGGCAAAACAGTTTTCTTCTGTTGATTACAGGTAACACGTAGATGCTTTTGTGATAGTATTATCGATAAGATTCTTATCCATTACTTTCCTTCCTCTTCTAGTTTTTGAGCATCGTTATATACATGATAATACCATGGTTGCACAGGATTTATTGGTATTGGATTTGTTGGTATTGGCGGTGTTTTGTCGATACTTGATTGTTGGAACTCGGAAAGATACAGATACGTAAGATTAGTAGCTTCTTCTCTTTTCAGTGAATCGACATAAAGTTTGCATGCCTGACTAATGAATGTTGAGAGGTCAACTTCTATGTCTTCCATTTGGAACTCCATCTCCTCCCATAAATCTCTATTAAACTTGATGACGTTAAGCTCTCTGATACGTTTATTATCTTTATCAAACTTACGTATGATTACAATCTTTTCTGTCTTAGGCGGTATGTTTTGCATTGATATTCCTTTTTGCGTGAGTTCGTTTATTTTTGTTTCAGTTTTGCGATAACTGGTTCAAGCTTTTTCTTTTTAAGATCAGCTTGTTCTGATTTGAGTGCATCAAACTTTACATGCAACGATTTAAAAGAATTGCGCGATATTTCTTTCTCTTTTCGTGCTTCTTCTCGTAATTCACTATAAGAATTGGTGATATCTCTTGTGTATACTTTAATCAACTCACATCTCAACTTTTCAATGATGTTCATGAGGTGATTGTAAAGCAGATAGACTGAAGAAACTGCTGAAACGGTTATAATTATGAGATAATATGATTCCATGGTTACCCTTTTTTTGTAAGTTCGGTTATTGTTATTTCAGTTCTTGGATCATACCCGTATATTTTTGCAGCGTCTATAGCTGATATCTGATTATCGTCTTCATAAATAATACCAATAGCAACATCAGAATAGAGCTTTATCATATTATCAAGATCTGGTCTTTTTGAATGCCACAACGGCCCCACCTTACCGCTCTTTGGTATGCGCATAAAGAATCGTATGGTCATTAATAACGGTCCCTCATACATTGGCAATGCGCCATGCATTAATCTTAAAACAGAAGCTATAGCCGCCTTTTCTTTCTTTTGGCAATCATAAACGTATTTACCATTAAATCGTGGTCGTGCTAATGGTATTGGATTGCCTTGAATGATATATGTCTTCATAGTATTCACCTACAATAAGAATCTCTTCATACATAAATTATACTTTTTTCCTTTGTCCACTTTTTACATCACAATACACTAACATTTATTGACGTGGTAATGAAGCATAAAGGAGAGCTGAATGCTGTTTCCTGATACTAACAATGAGTTTTTTAATTTTGATCCTGACATTGGTAATAATATTACATCTTATATGGATAATCTTTATCTTCAGGGCGTAACATTTAATCAAGCTTTTTGGCTTCAAGCCGCTATGGACACCCGTTTTTACGTGGGTGATCAATCGGTATTTAATACATATATAGCTGGTTCAGCATTCAATATGCGTCGTGAGTTTAACTTTAATCGTATCAAGCGAATCATATCAATGATCGAAGGATTTCAACGGCGTAACCGCAAATCGACAATAGTCGTTCCTCAGGAGAACGGTAATGAGGAGACAGCCGATCAGTACACAAAACTGATGATGCATATAAACAATTCAAGCAATGTATTAGAGACTATCTCTGAAGCGTTTCTTGGGTCATTGATAACCGGTCTTAATCTACTACAAATTTGGATTGATTATAGAACTGATCCGGTTAATGGTGAAATAAAGGTTGATAATAAACCATACAATACCTTCTTTATGGATCCTTATTGGACTAAGCATGACCTTTCTGATTGTAATTACATATGGATACGATCGTATCTTACTAAATTTGAAGCGAAGACATTAGTTCCTAATAGCGCCGATTTGCTTAGTTCCATATCTGTTAATGGCTATCAAGATATTAAGTTTACCTTTACCCCTCAAGCTACAAACCCTAATACAACCAACTTAATGGCATATGATGAATTCTATTATAGAACCTATCGTAAGCAAACATTACTCGTTGACACGATAACGGGCGAAACAACAGAGTGGCATGGAAACAGTGAAGATTTGCGTACTTTTCTCCTTATGGCTCCTGAGCTCACTACTGTGGTATCTAATGTACCGACAGTTAATCTTGCGATTGTAGTTCAAGGAACAGTATTGTTTTCAGGAAGAAACCAGATGGGCACGGATTCTTATCCTTTCGTTCCTGTCATTGCGTACCATACTCCTGAGATTCCTACCTATTCTGACAGAATAAGTGGGGTAGTAAGAGCACTCAGAGATCCTCAATATTTGTATACACGTAGACGTATTGTTGAGCTAGACATATTAGAGTCGCAACTCAACAGTGGATATATTGTAAAAGAAAATTCTGTTATCAATATTAATGACCTGTTTAAAAAGGGGCAGGGCCAATATATCGTCTTGAAGAATGATGCTCAAATGACCGATATCATGCCAATTCAGCCACCAAATATTCCTGCAAGTATGCTCCAGATTGGTGATAAGCTTGGTGATGAAATTAGTACAATATCAGGTGTAAACGAAGAGTTGCTTGGCGGAGCAGTCGATGACAAGGCCGCTATATTAGGCATGCTGAGACAGGGTGCTGGACTGACAACTTTACAAAGATTATTTGATCAGTTGGATTTCTCACAGAAGCTTGTTGGCGAGAGAATATTAGAATATATACAAAACAATTGGGGTCCCGGCAAGGTTGCACGCATATTAGGTGAACAACCAAGTGAACAGTTCTACAATAGAAAGTTTGCCCTTTACCGCTGTTCAATTGAAGAAGGCCTTAATACCACTACCCAAAAACAGATGCAGCTTGCTCAAATGCTCCAGCTCAGAGAAGTTGGCGTTCCTATTTCTGATGAAGATCTTCTTGAAGCATCTACATTCCAAGGTAAGAAAAAGATTATTGAGAATATGCAGCGCAATAAACAAGAAGCGCAACAACAACAACAACAGCAAATGCAAATGCAACAGCAGCAAAATGACATGGCTAATCGTGAAACTGAAGCACGCATAACAATGACACAGGCCTCTGCTACCGCCGCTGAAGGTCTTGGAATAGAACGACTCAGTCGTGTAGCAGAAAATCAAGCTATGGTACAAGAGCGTTTGGCTAAGGCTGATAGCGATAGGGATCAAGGAATATTAAGTCTTGTTAAGGCAGCTAAAGAACTCGAAAACTTAGATATTTCTCAGGCTAAAGAAGTGTTTGCCCTTTTGGGAATAATTAAATCGCATCAAGAAATGAATAATAAAAACCAAGATCCAGTAAGTCTTGCCGCTCAGTTACAAAGTATTTTCTCAGAAACTAAAAAACCATCCATGCAGGGTGCTCCTATGCCACAAGAAGGACAAGAGCAAATGCCCGAAGGACAACCATTTTAAGGATTCTCTATGAAAAATAGTAAATTCAAGATAAATATGTACGAATCAAAAACTGGTCGTACATCTGCTGGACATAGAGGACATGTTCCTGCAACTATTTCAAACGATTACAGCAAGCATGCAAATCTTCCAACAGATGCGTATATTATTGATTATCCAATGAATGAATTCCTCGAACAGTTTGTAGGTGATTCTATTATTGTAGCAGATCAAACACAAGATGGTGGCGTAAGATCCTTGCGTCGTCAAAGTACTACCGAAAAGTACTAAAATGCCTACCATGATTCGTGAATCAGGCAAAGCAAAAAAGATACATGAACGAATTATGGGATCTCCACGAAATGAACACAAAGCATATAGTAGAGATCCTCAAATTCGAGACGCTGATAAGCAAAGGGTTATGCTTGCGTTGATGAATAATATGAGCAATGGTGGTAATAATGAAAATATGCCACAAGATAATCAAGGAATGATGTGAAGAAAATTATAATTAATGATTTCGATCCTAACTTTAGATCCTGTGATAATCAATACAGTTCTCCAATGTATGACCTTATAAACAGTATCAAAGCCATAAAAAGCCAAGATCAATTCATGATAAACCTTCCCAATCCAGACAATGTAAAGTTTGATAAAGCCGGTCAACGCAAAAGTACTGAATGGCTGGCACGCAGAGATCAAGGTATAGCAGATTGTTCTTACGAATAAGGAAAAATAATGATATCGCATAAAGAAAAAAAGCCTAAGAAATACAAAGGCATGAAAATAGAAGTAGATATTGAAAACAAAGTTAAGAAACCGGTCATGAAGAAAAAAATGAACAAGGTTGTGAAGGAATTTAAAGAAGATGTTCTTAATTCCAGATCTAAAAAGGGACCGGTAGAAAAAAAGCCTAAGAAATCTATCGAGATCTCTTATAGCGAAGCAAAACGCTCTAAAAAAAAGAAATAGCATGCAAGTACAAAAAAGGAAAACAGTTGGCGAACTTGCATTAGAGCAACAATTAAAACCGGCATATGAAGTACCTCTTAAGGAGTTTGGCAAGGAAATACTGGAGGGAAAAGATACGTATATGAGTAACTTATGGGAAGCAGTTGATCGCGGCTTAAAGGAACATAGCACTGATAAAATATTTATTGCCGTATTAAGCCTACGAGAACGTCTTATGCATAATGTACTTCGTAATAAGTTCTTACCGCGCCAGTCCTGCCCGACTCCTACTTACTGCCAAACAGTCTTTAAATATGAAAAAGTACACGATAAACTTGAAATCTTATGGACCATTCCAGATCGACAGTCGTGTACCAATCTTTTAGAGAATGCTCTTAAGGTGGAACAAGAAGAACGTGTAGTGTTAAAGCATGTGCTTGATTTTTATGATGGTACCCTTGATAGATTGTGTCAAAAAGAAAATGGTGAAATAATCCACACGTAATATTAAAAAGGAAACGTAATGGAAGATACTTTACAAAATAACTCTGAAATACATACAGAGGTTAACCAAAGTAACCCTGAAGTAGATACAAATCTACAGCAGGACGCTCAAGTTGAACATAAAACTACGCCTCAAGAAAGTTTTCAAGAATTGCGCATGCGTTCTGAACAGATGCAAAAAGAACGAGATGAAGCATTTGGATTTATAAGACAATTAGAGCAACAAGCTATTCAGCAACAATATCAACAACAACAACAGTACGCCGAACCAGAACCAAGTCCAGTATCTTATGATGATGACGATATTATTGAAGGTAGACATATAAAACCTGAGTTAGCTGCTATTAAGAAAGAACTTCAGCACTACCGACAACAAATGGAAGAGGCTCGTCGTGTCACTGAATCAAGTTCTATAGAAAATAAATTGAGATCCAAATATAATGATTTTGATACTGTTGTTACTAAAGAAAATATTGAAAGGTTGCGCGAGCTTAAGCCTGAAATTGCGGCAAGTCTTCATCAAACACAAGACATATATAGTAAAGCTGCTGCAACATATTCCATACTTAAAGATTTAGGTATTTCTCGTTCACAATCAAACTATTCTCATGATCATCTGAAAGCTCAAAATAATTTGAACAAGCCAAAAAATGTTGCTGCTATTGCATCTCAAAGCAGTAATAGCCCGTTAACTCACGCTTCTTCTTTTTCTGCTGGTGATCTAAGTGATGAGCGTAAGCGTCAAATATGGACTCAAATGCAAGAAAATGCACGACGTAAATAAATCATTTTTCAGTGTTTTCCTTTTTCTCCATCATGACTTAAAACGTTATGGTGGAGATTGTATTTCAAAATTAAACCCCAGATGGCAAGAGGCTATCCGGGGTAATAATAATCATGATAATGCATGACCCAATAAGTTTTATTACTATATTAATTCAAAATCCTTTTGTCCATTTTTTACGGCGTGATATACCTTTTATTGAACGCAATTGGGCTTCGTTCTCCCACACATCTTATAAGGACGCAACCTTTTTCAAGATCTCGTCCAACTTGAACCAAAGAAAACATATAAAATTTATACTATAAAGGTGTACCATGCCAGGAACTACTACTACAGGCGTATTACCTCCTGAGGTTCAAGTATCATTTAATCAAATGATATTAAGCACTCCAGTGCCTAACTATATTCACCGTATCCCTGCGATGCGTGAACAT